GGCTATCCGAGCGTTTTTGACGAGGAGACGGGCGAGCGAGTGATACCTACTGATTTGGATTATTCTGAAGAAGTCCGTCATGCGCGGCCCGAGGACCGTCGAGATATGCCGACGTACCCTGAGTTAGAGGATGCGCGTGGTCACATGCTTGGTTCTGCGGTTACGTCTTTGGAGTATGGCCCGGAGACTGCGGAAACGGCGGGTAATTTTAGTGAGTTTTTGGATCGGTTTGCGCCGTTTCCGTTGGGTGGCCAGAATGCTCGGGACGTTGCTATGGATCAACGGAACAATGAGATTGGTCGGCAAATATTTAAGAAGGCGGGCATGGACGCTACGGTTGAGGAATTAACCGCGGCAGTTGACGCTGAGATATTTAAACAGTTAGATAGGATAATGGGCCGTACAGAAGAGGATCGTATGACACCGGCTGCGGGTCAGCCTCGCGCTCCACGGAACTTTGTATCACCGTCTGAGGGTCCGGACGTGTATTACCCTCGCAACGAGGAAGGATATTTTGACACGACTAGAAAAGTTCTTGGGTTTTCGCCCCGTAAGTATAGGAACTACTGAGTTGGTCAGATAGGAGAATTACATGGCAGAAGAAGAAGTAAATGGTTATTCAGGCAGTTTAATGGACCGGAATGTTCCGTCCCAGCTTGACGAGGAAGATTTAAAGGCGGAGCTTGAGATTGAGCTACCGGACTCCCAGAACAATGTTATGGCGATGGTTGAGGCCGAGAACGTCGGAGAGATTGAGATTAATGAGACGGACGATGGTGGGGTTGAGATTGACTTTGACCCGCAGGACCAGCGTGGCGTTGACGATAATTTTTACGCCAATTTGGCGGAAGAGATGCCGGACCGTGAGCTACAGCGCGTAGCGAGCGAGTTGTTGAGCGAGTACGACGCGAACAAGGCCAGTCGTCAGGATTGGGAAGACGCGTATTCAAGCGGTTTGGAGCTTTTGGGCTTTAATTACGAGGAGCGGACACAACCTTTCCGCGGGTCCTCTGGCGTGACACATCCTTTGCTTGCAGAGGCGGCGACACAATTTCAGGCGCAGGCTTTTAATGAGCTTTTGCCCTCTAGTGGTCCGGTTCGGACTGTTGTTATGGGCCAAGAGACGCGGGCGAAGGCTGCTCAAGCGCAGCGTGTGCGTCAATTTATGAATTATTACATTACGAATGTCATGGAGGATTACACTCCTGACATGGATCAGATGTTGTTTTATTTACCGCTTGCGGGTTCTACGTTTAAGAAGACGTATTACGATGAAGCGATGGGCCGTGCGGTCAGTAAGTTTGTTCCTGCGGAGAATTTGGTTGTTCCGTATGAGACTGCGGACCTCGAAACATGTCCTAATATAACGCAAGTTGTCCGCATGTCTTTGAATGATTTGCGCAAACGGCAGATTGCGGGCGTTTATTTGGATGACGTGGACGTTATTCCATCTCAGCGCGAGGTGACGGGTGTTGAGGGCGAGATAGATCGAATTGATGGTATTGAGCCGGGATCGATTGATTATGATTGCACGATTTTGGAGTGTCACGTTGATTTAGACCTTGAGGGTTATGAGGAAGTGGACGACGACGGGGAGCCTACGGGCATCCGGGTCCCTTATATTGTGACGCTTTCTATGGATAATGGTCAGGTTTTGGCGGTTCGTCGGAACTGGGACGAGGAAGATACGCTTAAAAAGAAGATACAATATTTTACGCATTACAAGTTTTTACCGGGCTTTGGCTTTTATGGTTTAGGTTTGATCCATACTATTGGCGGTTTGTCACGAACTGCCACTTCGGCACTGCGACAGTTGATTGATGCTGGTACGTTGTCCAACCTCCCAGCGGGTTTCAAGGCCCGCGGACTACGGATCAGGGATGATGATGACCCGTTGCAGCCCGGTGAGTTCCGCGACGTGGACGCTCCCGGTGGGGCTATTCGTGACAGCCTAATGCCGTTGCCTTTCAAGGGTCCGGACCAGACGCTGTTTCAGTTGTTGGGTTTTGTGGTTCAAGCTGGTCAGCGTTTCGCAACGATAACTGATTTGAAGGTTGGGGATGGCAATCAGCAAGCGGCTGTTGGCACAACCATGGCGATGATGGAGCAAGGCTCGCGTGTCATGAGTGCTGTTCACAAGCGTTTGCATTATGCGATGCGTCAAGAATTTAGGATTTTGGCGCGTGTCATGTCTGAAAGCTTGCCGCAAGAATATCCTTACTCTGTACCGGGTGGCGACGAAACAATTATGCGCGAGGACTTTGATGGTCGGGTGGACGTTATACCTGTCAGCAATCCGAATGTATTTAGTCAGTCGCAGCGCATTATGTTGGCGCAGACTAAGTTGCAGTTAGCGTCTCAGGCTCCCGAAATTCATAATATGCACGAAGTGTTTAGCGATATGTATGACGCTTTGGGTGTGACGGATACGGACCGGTTATTGAAGTCTGTGCCTGCGGATACGGATGAGCCTGTTGATCCGGCGCAAGAGAATATTAATGCGTTAGACATGTTACCGTTGAAGGCGTTTGAGGGTCAGAACCATCAGGCACACATTACGGCTCACTTGTTGTTTGGGACTTCTCCGATTGTGGGCAATATGCCTCCAGTTGCGATTGCTGTTCAAAAGCACGTTATGGAGCATGTACAGATCGCGGCCCGCGAGCAAGCGGCAGTTGCGTATTTGCAGCAAGTTCAGCAACAGGGTGGTCAGCCTGCGAACGAGGAGCAAATGCTTCAGGTTGAGCAAATGACGGCTCAGTTTATTGCGGAAGGGTTGCAACAGCTTAAAGACTTGTCTGGTCAGCTATCGGGTGCGGGCGCTCCTGATCCACTGGTTCAGCTTAAAGAGCAAGAGTTGCAACAGAAAGCGGCGGCAGATCAGGCGGATACGCAGATCGATCAGGCCAAGCTGGAGTTGGACGCACAGAACCAGCAAATGCGTGGTCAGCAATTCCAGCAACGGTTGCAGTCTCAGGAAGAACAGACCGCGGCTCGTATTCAATCGGCCATGGACCGTGAGTTGCTTAAACAGCGGGGACAAGCGCAATGATGAACAAGAGTTTAAATTACGCCTATCCGCAAAAGTTTGCGGAGGGCGGCGAGGTCCAAGTTACCGATCTCTCGGGCTTAAAACAGGAACCTCTGGGTAACGACATGGTTTTGGTTAAATTCCAAGACGGGAGTTACGGAAAGACGCAGAAAGCTTTATTTGAAGCGGCGGAAAGTCTTGGTGCGCCTATGGGCTCTCAGAAAGATTTTGCAAACTGGCACTTGAACGAGTGGGCTCCAAAGGTTGTAAGCGACCCTGCATTCAAAGCCGCGCACGATAAATTCAACACCGATCAAATTTCCTACAATCAGGCCGTTATGGATTCCGATCCACAATATGCACAAAACAGGCTTGCTTTTGTTCAGACCCATGCGCCTAATAACGCGGCGGCGATTTCGGCGGCAGAAGACTTAGTGGCTACAGGGAATTATGCGTCGGCAATATCGCCTGCGGCCACGGATTCGAATGCGTCCGCACCCCTTAACTACCTTGGTGCGGGTGCGTCTTTAGTTGAAAACGACGGGCAAATGGTTTCTTCCGATGCACTAAAGGCTTTGCAGATGGCTGTGGGACTTCAAGAACAGGACATGCGCTACGATGCCGACCAAGACGGTAGGCTTGGGGCCGGTGATGCGCTTTTGTTTGAGAAATACGCTCAGATGTCTGATTACGATGACGCTTCGGGCTTTATGTCTGATTTCTACGGCGAACAACCCGCGCAAAAGACCTTTCCCGGCGGAGAACCTACTTATACCACTATGGCTATTGGCGAGGAAGACGGCGGTGGTGGTGTGATTGAGCCCGACCTACCGCGGCCGCCCAACCCTTTTTTAGATTTAGAACCAGACCTACCGCGGCCGCCCAACCCTTTTTTTGGCGGAGAGGCTCCCATAGTGACCACTATGGCTATTGGCGAAGAAGACGGTGGTGGCGGCACGATTTTACCCCCTCCTCCTACGGATATTTTACCACCTTCGCCAGTCGCCCCGCCCGCTCCGGTTAACCCCATATTTA